CTCGTACTCGTAGATGCCGACGCCCAAGTCGGCGTGCGTGCCGACGCGCTTCACCCGGCGCTTGAGTCGCCGGTCGGAGAACATGAAGGCGGTCGAGGCCAAGCTGCTCAGGCCGCCCATCGTGTTCGCCATGCCCTGCTGCTGCGCGTTGAAGGCGTCCATGCCAGCCTGGTACTGCATGTTCGCGGCGTTCAAGAGCTGCGGCGTCTCCGCGATGCCCGATGCGTTGAAGCGCGGCATCTGCGGCATGCCGACCTGCTGGCCGGTCAGGAGCGCGTTCATCTCGTTGAGCGACATGCCGCGGCGCTGCTGCTGCTCGGCGATCGCCTGCTGCCGCAGCTGGTTCATCATGTTGGCGTACTGCATGTTCTGGCCGAACTGCTGCTGCTGCGCCTGATTCATCGCCTGCATGCGGTTGATGTCGAGGTTCTGCGCCTGATTCATCGCCTGGTTGCCGAACTGGCCGGCGGCGAGGTCCTGCGAGAACGCCTGCTGCCCGGCGCGGTTGGCAAGGTCGGCCTGACCCATCATCTGGCCGAAATACTGCGCCTGCGCCTCGTTGCCGAAGCGCCCCGCGCCGACATCTTGGTTGAACGCCTGCTGCGTCGCCTGATTGGCGAAGTTGCCGGCGGCGAGACCTTGGTTGAACCGCTGGTCGGCCGCCTGATTGGCGAACTGCGCCGCGCCCATGTTCTGGTTGAAGGCCTGCCCCAGCGCCTGATTGCGGAACTGGTTGCCAGCAAGACCCTGCTGGAACTGCTGCGCGGCGGCGCGGTTGGCGGCCTCGGTTGCCCCGAGCGCCTGCGCATACGCCTGCTGCGTGGCCTGATTGCCAAATTGCCCAGCGGCAAGCGCCTGATTGAACTGCTGACCGAAGGCTTGGTTCTGCGCCTGACGCGCCGTGACATCCTGATTGAAGGCCTGGTTGACGGCCTGATTCTGGAACTGGTTGGCAGCGAGCCCTTGCTGGAATCGCTGTGCCTGCGCAGCGTTTGCCGCTTGGCGTGCGGCCGTATCCTGCTCAAACGCCTGCTGGGTCGCCTGGTTGCCAAACTGGCCGGCGGTGACGTTCTGCTGGAACTGCTGCCCGCGCGCTTGGTTCGCTGCCTGACGCGCGGCCGTGTCCTGCTGGAACGCCTGCTGCAAGGCTTGGTTCTGGAACTGGTTTGCCGCGAGCCCTTGGCCGAACGCCTGATTGGCGGCCTGGTTGGCGAACTGGCCGCCCGACACGTCCTCGTTGAAGGCCTGCTGCCGCGCACCCATCTGCATGCCGAAGAGGCGCTGCGCCTCCTGACCCGCCTGCCCGAGCGCGTTGTACCGTTCGGCAGCCTGCCGGCCGCCCAAGTCGTCTAGCGCGCGCTGATAGCCGCGCGTGCCAACCTTGAAGCCGCGGTTCGAGAGGTCGGTCTCGAGCGACTGCTGCGCGAGCTGCTGCGCCGGCAGCATCGCCGTCATCAGGTCGTTCGCCACACGGTCGCGGAAGGTGTTGTCGATCTGCGGCAGCGCCGGGTTGTCGCCCGTCGCCAAGCCGCGCTGCACCTGCTCGCGGCCGGTGCCGCGGGCCAAGTCGCCCGTCATTGAGTTGAACCCAGAGTCAAGGCTGGGCGATGAAATGCCGCGCTGCAGGCTGCCGGACAAGGAATTGAACCCAGTGTCAACCGGCGTCTGGCCGAGGCCAAAAGCCAAGTTGCCCGTCATCGAGTTGAAGCCGGTGTTGACGCTCGTCGGAGAGACGCCACGCTGCAGGCCGCCGAGCATCGCGTCGAAGCCCGACTGCACCGGCGTCTGCGCCGTGCCGGTCGCCAGCCCTGCGGTGCCGGGATCGACGCCGCCCACAAGGCCGGTCTGGCCGATGCCGCGCTGCACGGAGTCCGACATGGACCCGACGCCCATCTGCGGGCCGCCGAAGTTGAAGCCCGACACCACGCCGCGCGGCCCGACGCCCGTCTGCAGCCCCGGCGTGTAGTCGGCGACGCCCGTCTGCAACTGCCCCGGCGTTCCGGCAGAGGTCAGCGCCGGCAGGCTGTTCCAGTCGAAGGGCTGGCGGTACTCGTCCTGCACGCGGCCCATGAAGGCGTTCGCGAGGTCGCTGCGGCCCTGCTGGATGCCGATCTGCGAGTCGAGGGCGTTCTGCAGGCGCGGGTCGAGGCTCGTGTTCTGCGTCCACTCGGTGACCTGCTGCCCGGTCGCCGGGTCGGTCACCGCGCGCGTCGTCCACGACTCCGAACCGAACGGCGTGTTGATGTTCGGCCGGTTGGCGAAGTTCTGCGTGTTCAGATTCTCGCGCGATGCCTGCGCCTGCGCCTGTGCGGCGCCGGTGTAGTCAGGCGGCGGCGGCGTGCGTTTGCTGCCCATGCTCACTCTCCAGGTAGCGGCAGTTCTCGCGCCGCAGTTGCAAGATCACCAAGTCTCCACCCGGCGCACCGTCACGGATGCGCCCCACCTCCTCGAACCCAATGTGCCGGTCGAAGCGCAGCGCGCGCTCGTTCGTGGACGGCACCATGCCGATCAGCACGTTGAGCCCCGCCACGCCGAAGGCGTAGTCGAAACAGGCCTTGATGAGCTCGCGCGTCACCCAGTTGCCCTCGCCCGCGACGTGCATCTCGCACGACGCGCCGTTCCACGCATCGAAGCCCACCACGCCGCGGATCTTCCCCTCCGGCGACACGTTCGCGATGCACTTGAGCCACGGCGTCGGCATGTAGCCGATGCGCTCGCAAAGCCACCGCGCAAGCAGGTCTTGATGCGCGGTCTGGATCACAGCATCGCCTCCTCGGCGCCGAAGTCGCGCATCATCAGGAAGCGCAGCAGCTCGGGGTCGAGCTGCAGTTCCGGCGCGCCCGGCGGCGGGGGCGGAACCTTCGGCTGCGCAGCCGGCGCGGGCGCAGCCTGCTCGGGCTCGAGGATCTGCGGCTGGTAGGGAATCTGCTGCGGGGGCAGTTCCACGCCCGGCATCTGATGGATGTAGTTGAGCAGGTCGAAGTCAACCATCGACGGCGGGGGCGGAGCCTCTGCGACTCCGCTGTCTGCCGGGGCAGGCGGCGGCTGCGCAGCCATAATGAGCTCCGGCGGGATGCGCGCGCGGGTGTCCTGCAGGCCATAGTCCTGCGCAGGCGCGGGCTGCGCGGAGACGGGCGCCTCGCCCTGCACGGGCACAGGCTGGATGAAGTCGTACAGGCTGAGGTCGGCGAACGACGGCGCAAGAGGGCTGGGCGGCGGCGCGGGCGCGGCAGCCGGCTCGGGGGCGAGCTCAGCGCGCTGGTTCGGTCGCATGTACTCGAGCAGCCCGAAGTCCATGTCCACAAGCGGCGGCTGCCCGCCCGGCGCGGGGCGCGAGGCCGGCTCCGTCACCGAGGGGTTCTCGGGCACCATGCCGCCGTAGAGGTTCTGGCCGCCGGGGCGCGGCGCAAGAACATCGAACAGGTCGGGGTTGTAGCGGAAGTTCGGGTTGTAGCCGTCCGGCAGCGTCACGCCGTCCACGAAGCCAGGCATGCCAGAGGTCTCGCGGTTGCCATCGCGCCCCCGGCGATAGCCCGGCGGCAGCCCGTCGCGCTCACCCGGCGGCGGGGTGGACTTCCTGATGTCTTGCGCAGGAGTGCTCGACGGGTCGGGAGGGCGTCGTGCCTTGGGCGATGCAGGAGGAGGACGAACAGGCATCACCAGCTCCCGACCCGCCGAACTCATCCACGGGTAGGACAAAGCCTGCGGGCCGCTCGGGGCCGCAGGCGCGTTGCGCGAAGCCGCGCGCAGGGCGGCGATCTTGGACTCAGCCATCACATCACCCCGCCGGCTTCAGTCAGCATGTGCGAAGACGTGAAAATCGTGCCCGGCAGGCCGCGCACCTTCATGCGCAGGCTCGCGTAGTAGCCGAGGCCCGTCGTGCCCACCCACGCCTGGTAGGAGTTCTGCGAGCCCGACCACACCGCCACGTTCCAGAGGCCCGTGTTCCAGAAGCCCGCGTTGGTCGTCGTGTACGAGGGCGAGCCGCCCACGTTCGCGAAGGTGTACTGCGTGTTGACCTGCAGCTTGACGGACGGCGGCGAGGAGCCGATGAAGATGGGCCGCGCGAGGCCGAACTTCTTGAGCGTCGCCGGGCTGCCGAAGGCGTTGAACGCCGTCTGCACGTCCCCCTCGATGGGGTTGCCGTTCGACCCGTCGGTCTCGACGCCGTCGTTGTTGCCGTAGAGCCCCTTGGCGACGCGGCCGTCCTCAAGGCCGAAGTAGAGCTGCCCATTCAGCAGCGTGCAGCAGGCCATCGGGATCGCCGTGAAGGTACACCACGCGCCCGTGTTCACGTTCATCGCGTACTGCGTGTAGACGCCGGCGTCCTCGGGCAGCTTGATGACAAGCACGTCGCTCGAGGGCACGACGAAGATGTCCCACGACACCTCCTCGCGCAGCTTCGCGATGAGCGGCGAGAGCACCGACTGGATCTTCTGCGAGGGGCCGGGCTGCGTCTCGCTGAACTGCCCGTTTACGAGGCGCGACATCGGCACGAGGCCGAGCTCCGAGAGGAGCATCACGTCGCCACCGTAGGCCGTGAAGAACCGGCCGAACTTCGGCACCGGGCCGCAGTACCACATGCCGCGCAGGCCGAACTTCGTCGGGTCGGACG